GTAGTGATTTTTAAACCACGCCTTGGCACTTTGTAATTTTGAATTAAACGGATTAAAGTGCCCAAGTAGATCTGTAATAATCAAATCACAGTCTTTATGAAATCCTTCCGTGTGCAAAGGATGAACAGGTGTGTGAATTCTGCTAGGGCTAGTATGACTAACAATAACGCAATCAAACTCTTTTATATTAACGCTACACAATTGTTTGTATATTTTATACTCACTTACTCCTGCCTGAGCAATGTTAACCACATCATACTGATTAGCAAGAAGATTCACCCAGCCATCACTGACTCCAGGCCACAATGCCGCAAAGCTATCTCCTGCTATTAGAATTTTCATAAAGTTTTTAACCAGGGGATGTATTTATTAGCAATAAGTGAATGATATTCTCGATTGTAGTGTTCGTTGTCTTCTATATAATATTTTGTATGATCGATCATTTTACTGGCAAGATATCCTTCAACTGTTTTAGGTGCTACTACTGTATTTTTTAATTTTCCATAATATTCAAACGTCTGAGGGTATTTTAATCTTTCTGTAAAGTTAAACAAATATAGTTTAGCTTCATGATCTCCACACATACGATCCCAAGCAAATACATCTAAAAGAAAATCACGTTTTTCTAAAAATGTATTCAATTCAAAAAATAACTTAACTTCCATATATGTATTTTTACGAAGATTAGGTTTTCCTAACCCTTTTTGCATATCGATATCTACACCTGGAAACTTATTGTAGTCGTTATCCAATGCCTTGTTAAACAATTGTAGATTTTCTTCCTTAATTGTTAAATCGCAATAACGATCAATAGTACCGTTAGATGATTCCATTTTCTCGGTAAAGTGATCGATAGGAACAACATTGTCTGATAGAATTCCGTCAAATGCTAATCTAAATCTATTAAATGGCGCTAAACACAAAAACACTTCGTCTATGTCGTTATACTTTTCAAACATACAAGCAAGCCAATCTGTGTAAACACGATTGTTCACTCCAGCCATTGCATAAATTGCAACAGGCTTATTGGCTTCTTCACTGTACACTTCTGCGTAGTTATTGTCATTCCAGTAGGTATAGCTACCTGGACCTGTGTTAGTTGGATGACTCCAATAGCCACAAGTTTGACTATCTCCGATAAACAATGCTCTACTCATTTTTTATAATTACCTTTTGCTGGTATAACATGACGCACACCGCCACGAGGGTCTTCCATATCGCCTTTTCTACGGGGAATTAAATGTATATGTGGATACATTACAGTTTGACCTGCCGCCTCTCCCCAATTCAACCCAATGTTAAAACCGTCCCACTCGCCCTTTTCAACCATCTTTTTTCCAAAAGTTAATGCATCGCTGAAACAGTCAACAATTACACCGTCTGCTGAATATTGCGGAACAAATAGCAGATGACCTTCTGTTACAGGGTACTTATCTTTAAATACCTTAACATGGAAGTCTTCTCGAACTAAGTCAGTCCACGGAGCAATGCCAGCGGCTTCTGCATCTTCTAATACATATTCTTCTTTTTTCACTTTGTCCACCATTCTTCAAATGGAAATTCTATCCAAACATTGTTTTCAGCTTTGTTAATTTCTTCACCAACAAAGTCCATTTTAACTTTTGCATCACTGGCAAGGTTATCAAACACAGTGGCAAATTTTACATTTTGATTCCACGTATGATTCCAGCGTTCATCATTGGGTAAGCACCCAGACTGCCAGTCTTGTAAAATCCAATTAACAGTAGCACCAGTATCGTTGATGTCGTCTACAATTAAAATGTTTTTAGCCATCTGCTGACCAATCTCACCATTATAGCCAAACGCATCTTCAGCCATCCAAAGGTTGCTTTCGGTGGCATGTTCACCACCATTATCTCTAAGACTTACTTTTAATGCTTCGCAAGGGATATTAAAATATTGACTAATCATGACCGCAGGCAATAACCCGCCTCGAGTAATACCTACTATGTAATCTGGTTGCCAATTACCTATTGAAATATCTCTACAAATCTTTGCTACAAGACCTTGAAACTCTAACCAACTTACTTTACGCTTTTCCATGACGCTCCTTAAGATACTGTTCGTGTTGTATCCATTTGTTGTTGACTAAAAATCCCCAATCACGTTTATGCGGGCCTGGCATAAACAGTGTCCATGCTGTCACGTCAGGCTTAAGCTCAATACGATGATAAGAGTTAGGGCTACATATACGAAAATGGCCGGGACCTCGCCATTTACGTACTTCACACGATTTAGTACCATCTGTGTTAAATTGCGGAATCCATTCATAATAACCACCTTTTAAAATTAGTGTAGCATAAGGCCACGGATGATCGTGTACATCATCTGGATCACCCTTTAGGAACTTATGTAAAAAAATATTAAAAGGAAAGTTAGATCGATCTTTTAAAAACAGATAATATCTTTCGAGATATGGTTCGTCATTAACACGATCCATAATAATTCGTTTACGACCAATTCGTTCTAGAAAATTAAGAAATATTTTCATTCCTCGGCTCCGAACCATTGATCTACCATTGATTCTGCCTCAGCTTGTGTTAACGCCGGCACAAAGATTCTAGCAGGTTTGCCGACTGTGTGCTGAATATCAAATCGAACAACCCCTGCAGGAATATGAGTAAACTCACGTTCTACTACGAATTCTTGCATATTCTTTACACGGGTGATTAATTCATTGGCTATTACGGCTGCGGTTAGGCTTGGATTCATCGTGGGGCAAACTCCTGTTGTAGTTTAATGTTATCAAAAAACTCTTTCTTTGTGTGAGGATCATCTTTGAACGATCCTCGAAGTACAGTAGTCTGTGTCAACGAGCTATGAGCCATAATGCCTCGATTCTCACAGCAGCCATGGGTGGCCTGTATGTAAACAGCCACATTTTCTGAATCAGTTGCTTTACTAATTTCTCTAGCAATGTCATTGCATAGTTCTTCTTGTAAGGTACCACGTCTAGCACACCACTGTGCTATTCTTGTGTACTTTGACAAGCCGATAAGTTTTTGTGCGGCGATGATACCGATATACGCGACGCCAGCCACAGGCTGGTGATGGTGACTGCACATGCTACGAAGCTCACTGCGAACAACCAACATACCCTCATATCTATCCTCACTATCGTTGGGAAAAGCAGTACAATCTGGAGCAGCTTGATATCTACCTTCCATGATTTCGTTGAAGTACATTTTAGCCAGTCGACGGGCTGTACCTTTACTGTTAGGATCGTTCTCGCGATCAATGAGCAACTTGTCTAGCACTTGTTCAAATGCGGGCGTTGCTTCGTCAATTAGTCGTTCTATATCGCCTTCATACAGATAGTCGCTGATGTTATCGCCTGCCCAGAAACGTTTGCCCTCACGTTTCATCTTAAAGCGAATATGATCGCCTAGATATGCTTCTTGGTATCCGCCATCGCCTGCCATTGCGTCCAAGCCTGTTTCTTTTTTATCTGTCAATTAAATTCTCCGAGTTTATGTCGTGGATGACATTTATGTTATTGTAGCATCTCTAATAGTTTATTGCAACTAAAGAAATGTTCTTTTAAGGATTCTACCTGTTTATTTAGGCTTGGCAGTCGAGTTCTGTAAAATTCCATATTCTCAATAATCCTATGACATAGTTCTGGACGATGAGCCTCATAGGAAGCATAGTTCTCAGTCCATTCGCTAGGATATTTGAATGTATCAAAAGCCATCTCACTGTAGCTTAAACGATCTGGCACCATAGGAATAGCATCTACTAGCGCACCTTCATACCAACTGATGCCAAGTGTTTCCTGCAAGTTAGCACTGAACACTAGTTTAGCTTCGCCTAACAAATTGTGATATTCATTTTTTGTTAAGTATTGATCTTGACACACAACAAACTCATATTGAGGCAAGTGGTGTTTTAGGTCTCTAAAGATTTCAACTTGCTTTTCAGGAGCAATTCGATGCGGAAACAAGATTAGATCTCGCTTAGGCATATTCTTGTACATAAGAAGAGTATCAGTCATATACTCCATTGGCCAGCCGCTACGTACAATTTTACCTTCGTTGATAAATTCTTGCACTGTATCTTCTAGTGTTTCATCTAAAAGATTACGACAGAACATATCGATATGAAAATCAGTAGCAAAGTAGTTGTGATCGATTGCGGCAAAGAATGATTTCTCAGCGTGTCGAACCCAAGGAGCATCACCAATAAGACGTCCTAAGAAGTCTTGAGGATCATAGCTACCAGCATGCCACAGTGCGTGAATTTTTACAGGTATTTGTAAAAGTTCACTCATGTACTTTAAATTTATGATACCAGGATGCCAAGCATCAGTAAAGATAAAGTGATCGCCGGGATGAACGGCTCCGCTACAAAATAAACGACCCATCTGCTCAACCTGACTAGCCTTGTATATATTGGTACCACCAAAATTAAGAAAGGCGCCAGGAGTAGTGGCATTAGGAATGTCCGTAGGACCAGAGATAATTTGAACATGGTGTCCAGCCTTTTTAAGTAAAGCAGGTACATGAGTCTTCCATTGACCCGTGTACCTAGTCTCGACTGCTTCTAGATCAACGAGAAAAATTCTGCTCATTGCGTCGACCGTTATTGTCCCAACGTGGCTTATTGCCTAAGTATGGACGTCGAGCAGGACGCTTACTTGACAAATATGCTTGATATGTTGTAGAATCTCTACGATACATATCCGCTGGATTAAATGGTTGCAGTTCAAATCTGCACCAATCGAGATAGGCCTCTAGGTCATCGAAGATCCGAACAATGTCGGGGCGATTTTCAAAATAGGAATAATCCTTGTAATTACGAGCCATTATAGCTTTCCTTTTAGTACTTGATAAAACTACCATTTTCTCCGTCTTCGGAGACCTCAATCCAAACCTCACGGTCCGGATACTTTGCGTGAATCTGAGTATATAAATCATCGCTCATCATCTCACAACTTTTAAAATCTAAACTTAGTGTAGCATCTTTATAAAGATTTTGCAACCAACGTTTAAATTGTATAAATTCTACATCACGATCATTGTGTGTAATGCTTAACCAAACTTTAAAATGAAAGATATGACGATGCGGATAGCCTAGAAAACTTACATCATACTCATCGCCTGTGGCAAGTGAGGGATCTGTAAGTGCAGCTGGATATTTGTGCATGCCTTCTTTCTGGAAGGTAATCCAAATCATTTTGTTAGGGCGAATGTCTTGTTTAATAATCATTTTATGTTTAGTGCTGTAATAGGACCTTTGCTAACAAGTCCAAAGTTTTCTTTAATTGTCATTTCGCAAAGTGTGCGTTGATATGCTGCACCTTCGCCAGGGCCTTCTGTAGTAAATTTAAGTTCAGAACAAATTTTAGCACACTCTTCAACAATAAGTCTAGCAAAAAGATCTAGTCCTTCTTGATCTGGATTATAATCAATGCCAGCGGCTTGTTTAAGTTTAGTTATTTTTTCGTTCATCGTAGTTGTTCCATAGTAATAATTTTACTCAATTCCGCACCTAGATCTTTATCATCAGTGATAACATGCAGGCTATGGCGATTCTCGTCGCTCTTGCGATCGTACTTGGTAGTTTCGATGATAGTGCCACCACTTGCACCGTAGACTTTTAATCGAAAGCTGTTAGAATCTAAACTTGGGCCATCACTGTCGACACTGATAGGAGCATAGTCGGCTTCGTCAGAGTCATCCATCAGCCAGTTTCGAATTCTTTGTTTAAATGTTAGTTTCATAGGTCTTTCTTCTACGTATTGTCTTGCACGTTTTAGTTGATTGGCACCACGGATTCTTGGAATCTTTGCTGTCGATGCTACTGCGTATCCACCACTCATTTGATAATCTCATCTTTGCCATATTGATCCCAACTGGTAAACTTATCTCTACCAAGTAGGTCGTGGAGGTTATGGCACCACACTCCAGGATTAGTTGCCTTAAAATCTTTATCGTCTATCTTTATTGTAGCATTATATCCCAGCTGTTGTAAATAGGGCAGTTTAACCGAAATCTGCGGAATGAACTGCTGCTTCTCAACAAGCCCGCTTTCTAGGAGACCTTCAACTTCGCTGACATCTAGATCTAGTGTACACCAGTAGCCTTCTTCCAAGCAGACATAGATCATGTCTTCCCACATGCGCCAGTTGTGTGCATCATTAACACCGTCAGTTTTAAAACTTTGATTAGCACCAAAATAGATATGTGTGCAATCGTTGTTCTTGGCCATAGTGGTAATAACTTGATCGTCGTGGATGCCAACTACAAATAGAGTTTTCATACCATATGCAGGAGTCTTTTCAATCTCAATGCCTGTAAAAAACTCTATAGATTGTTCTACGCCTGTGGAATAATTTCTTTTCATTTTTTAAATAAATTTTTAATTGCTTGTATTAAATTATACACTCTAAAGTGATAGTCTGTCAACATAGGCTGTCGATGTGGACATCTTCCTTGTTGCCAATCACATAGTGGTTCAATTTCTTGTTTACAAATTTCGCATTTCATGTCTACTACCCCTGTTAGAAAGGCCATGAACCTTTGGGTTTGTCAATAGTTTCTTCAAGTTCTTTATTAAATTCTTTCGATGCTTCAATTAACTCTTCTTCCGATATGTGTGCAGACTCTGCAATGATCTTGTCTAATTCGGCTACAGGGTCCCACTCGCTATATGTATCAGGGTCAACGGAAATTCCACGCCACTCTTTGAGTTTTAATTCTTCAGTTTCGGGGATGTCTTCACTCCAACTACTAATCCAGCGTGAACCAGTCCACTTGCCTTGGTGCTGATAACTATTTTTTCCTGGAGTTTTGATTTCGTAGATACCTTCGTAGGCAGGAGTAATCTTCTTAGGAAACCATTCAGTCATTGGGTAAGCAATGTCATCCATGTTTTTATAACGTTCCCACTTGCCGGCTTTTTGTGATCCCGAAATATAAAAGCCAAAGTCTGAGCTCTTGCCGTTTGTGTTAGCACCCCAATTTTCAATATCTTCGCCGTCGTACTCAACGGAACATACAACATCATTGCCATCGAAGTCATCGTAGCAAATGGTCAATTTTTCTTGACTAAAGGGTGCTGTAAGATTAATTTCGCCTTCAAAGAACGTGCCTTTTTCGCCGCTGGTTCCAACAAACACAACAGTGCCTGGATCTTTGGAATCAACCCATACTTCGTCTCCGCAACTTAATTCGATGTCGCACCCATCAATTGATTCTAGACTACGTTCGATGATAGTTTCGCCTTTCTCATCTTCAATTTGAAGTGTTCCCGAATCACGATCTACACCATGCACATGGCCCATGTCATCGCACTCATACCATGAACCGGGAGGAAATGGCCACATCTCTTCTGGAATGTTGTGTTCGTCTGCATAGTCACTGTCCCAAGCAAAGTCGCTCAGGTCCAATCTACGATGTTTAAAGTAATCGTAAATTTTACGATCAACAGTGCCCATTACATATTCACCACCATAACCCCACATTGTAATTTTGTAGGTGCATGGAGTGAATTTAAGAATCTCCATTAATTCTTCTTTTTGTTTTTTAGTAGCCATTATTCCTCCAATCCTGATGATTTCATTTCTTGGGCACGTTTGCGTTCTTGATACTCTTCTTCATGCCTGTCGCACAGTGTACGGATCCACCCGCCACTACGGCGTTTACCAGCGGCACCACATTCTTCACAGGCAATGTCTGCCCAGGCTTCTGCCATACGCACCATACCGCTAATTTCGTCATCGCCACCACTGTAGTAAAATCGTAGTCCACCAAACTTTTCTTTAATCTGATCTACTTCTACTTGTGCAATTTCTTTGCCCTGCTTAACTCGCCAGTCAATATGACTTTGAATGTTAGCGCACAAAGTTTCAAGAATTGGATACCAACCCGCACCCACAGCAAACCCGCCGTACGGTTGTGCAAACATCTTGGGATAAGTTGTTTCCATCTTCTTTGCAAATAGTTCGTATTCTTCACTCATTACCAATTACTCACGTCAGTGTTGTCAATTTTAACATCCTTACCTAACAGTTCAAATCGAACTGTTGTAGTAGGGCCAATTCCACTAGAATTTTCTTCAACAATATCAAATTGTTCAATTTCTGGAAAACGACCAGCAATGTCTGCCAGTGTTTTAATTTGAGTTTGTGTTAGAATGTACTTTTTCATATTCTTGCTTATGCTTTAGTATAGCAATTTTATCCTTTAAGAGCAACCTTTCTTTCTTCAATTTTTCAAGTTTTAGGTCTTCAAATAGCCCCGTCTTTTCCAAAGCATCAACCTGTTTGTCCAAAGACCTATGTGCATCTTCTAAGTGTTTAATACGCTGTTCATACATTAGAAATCTCCTTGTTTAACCTGTCTTTTAAATTGATTCGTCCAGAAGTTTTTGATTGATAAACTTCGTTAACAATACTAACTAGTTCGTTGTGTATTTTTTCATCTCCAAGATGATTAGGTCTTGGGTCGTTTCTAAAATAATCTGCAACAACATCTCGATCAACATTGTCATATGTTGGTATTTCTTTTCTAGAGAAATACATTAAAGCCGGTCGAACTTCGTTGTCAAATGAGTGCGAGTATCTAAGTTGATAATCTCGTATATGACTAGCTTCTGTCCAATTTTTATTATCTTCAAATGCTGTAGGAAATGCCCATATAAACAACATTTTTAAATTTCTTTCCTTAACCACAGCCTTAATTTTATCTAGATATAACAACGACTGCAAATTTAATAGTGTATCATTAGAAAAATACTTGTAATAAAAAGGACCAGACTCGCTAACCTTTTTTGGATCATTAGAATAATATCTAATGTAATCAGACCAACAGATAACGATCATATCTTCGGTAGTTATATTGTCAACATCTTCCATAAACTTTAAAAAAATATAGTGATTACTAGCACCACCTATTGATCTATTTTTTATCGAATGACATTTTTCTAATTGAACTACCCAAGATATAGAATTAGATCGATAATCTAGTTCTGAAAAACTATCTCCATATACAAATATTGTCATTATGCACTTGCTTGTTGCTCATGAAATTCGTGTTCTAATTCTTCTAGAGCATTTTCATCAAGTTCGGGCATAGCCGACACTTGACTTACACTCTTGTCCAATACTACTTCATCGTGATCAAACAGATTACTAAATGTATTGTTAGCATTGCCACCACGCAGACGCATACCCATCATGTTGTTTAACATTGGCTTTGCATCTTCGATCATCTGCATAGGAGTTTCGCTCTTAAACAGTTCTTCAACAAAACGATCAAAATAAAGAATATTGCGTGGAACCCATTCTGAATATTCATCGCTCATATCGCCACCTTTGACTTTCTTCCACAGTCTCCAGTCTGGTTGTGCTTTATGGCGCTCAATGTCCATTAGACTATTAGCACGTTGTACAGCAACGATATGGCAATAGGTATTATGAGCCATCATTAATGCATAACCGAAACTATCCCATGCAGTCTTGCCTTCCTTGCCAATCTTATTCAGCATGCCTGGCTTGTACCAACAAATATCGCCTATTGATAGTCTACGTCCGATTTCGCTTTCAAACGGAAAGGGGATGTCAAAAGCCTGGCTAATGGCTTTGTTGTCTGGGGCTTTGTCCATGATGACCGACCAACGTTTGTTTGTGTGTTGGGCGTTTGTGTAGACAAGTCCATGGGCTGTTGCAATGAAGGGTGATGCGCAGTCAAAAGAAATGGTAAAGTTTTCATTTATGTGTTTACGTACCTGTCGTTGGATTGAAGTTAGATAGCAGGACCAGTCTAATTGAGCAGTGCCCAAGAAGTGCATCCAGTTTCTGTCATCTAACAGTTTTTCATCACGGAGTATGATGATTCTTTTAAGTGCAACTTCCATATCGCACATGTTCTTTCCACCCATTGCCCAACCTTCAGTTGGCAAGTGTTTAACAGCTTCGTACCAAGCCTGTGCTGTATCCCAGTCGCTGCCTTGTAGTACGTTTAAGAATTTAGTTTGACCCAGTCTATTATCAATAAAATACTTGTTGTTGTGTAGAGTTTTATCTAGACAATCTTGAAAGCTCTTCAAACCAGTTTTGGGACTGTGAATATGATCACTGGCCCAGGTAGGAACGTCTAACAGCATCGACCAATCAGCGGTAAGCTCTAGCCAATTTAGAATGTTATCTCTAGTCTTGTTAGCACTAGCACCTTCGAAGTTTAACCAATCAAACTTGAGAACACCCTTACCAATCTGATATCCACCTGAGTCGCCAACGATCACAGTATTTGCACGATCACGAACTTGAATCATGCTATCTTGAATCATGGTCTTTTCAAGATCTAATTGTGCATGACCTGCCGAATACAAACCATACTTGTAGGTAAAGTATCCTTCGTCTGCATTCAAGAAGTTCATGCCTTCGATGCCTCGATCAAATCCTGCTGGAATACGATCCTTAGGAACGAATTCTTCTACACGCTGTTTTGCAACATATGTACTGTAAAAACTACTGATCGCTGGCAAATAGACTGCGTAGTCTTTTTGTCCTGGCGATAGATTAACTGGTGGTCTCATGTTCTCTCGCTAAATGTGATATAATTGTTAATTGTTCTTGTGCTTTTTTAACATTTTCTAATGCTGTTAACACTGCTTGATTTTTTGATGCTAGTTCTAGAAGTTCAATTTCTTGACGCTGCTTTGATTTAATCCAATCTAGAAGAGCTTCTGCTTCGCCATTAAGGCCTACACTGGCGTAATCCATATTAAGCATTACCCATGAGGTGCCATCAAACACTTCCATATTTTGAGTGGAAGTGTTATATCGCATATTACCAACACCTTGTGCCCCAGCATAACCGTTGACATAGGTGTTGGAATTACCGCCCGAGACCGTTATATATCGTCCAGTCGGCGTGATATTCTTAATCATATTTAGGCCGCTTGTGCAGGAATAATATATTTGTAAGTAGCAAGTCCGCTGTCGAGGGTGATTTGAATAGCACCTTCATTACTCAACGACATCTTGGTATTGTTTACATCTGCAATCTTAAGGATGCTTAAGATTGGCATTACCGGCCATGTCCAGCCACGATCTAATTTACCATCAACACCCATGGCAAAAATAAATTCGCCTGCGTGTGTACTTGCATCACCAAAGATAAACTTTAGATTGCCACCGTCTGTCTTAGCCAAGAAAGTTGGATGTTCATTATGTGCGCCAGCCTGAAAGTTAAAACGCTGTACTGCACTAACAGTTGGCTCTAGTTCTACATCCCACTTAACGCCACGGAATTTGACAGTTTTCATTTTTTCATTAATAACTTCGGTATTCATGAATCGATAGTCGTTTTTAAAGTCGTTGTCTTTGTTTTCAAAGTGAATGCCGACCGGAATAGTTTCTCCATTGCGTTCTGCAAAGGTAATACTGATTTTAGCATTGTCCTTGTATTCATTACCGTCTAACAAATATTTTAATTTGTTTAGTTGAGGCATACCAAATACACCAATCATATCCGGATAAGGAGCAGCAGTTTCTGCTTCCATAATAACTGAACGGTCTTCAGCCATAGAATTTATAATTGTGCCTTTTTCTGTACCAGTAACCTTAACGGTAGTTAAGAAGCCTAGGTTTTGTGTGTGCGATACGATATCTTGTAAAATGTCTTTCATTGAAAGTTCTCCTGTATATTAAGATTATATTTAGATCTTGTGTAAAAAGCAACCGCTAAATCACTCAAAATCAAACAGCTTGCTGAATGTATTGTCCGACCTTGTTGAACTGATGTCCCATTCCAAAACACCAATTAAGTTTTCTAATTTTTCATCGATAACTGCATTTTCCATTTCAGCATCGTTGAAAGGCAAGTCCTTAAACCATTGTGGTAGTCTAAGTTCGTCTACAGGATATGCTACGCTAGTATAGCCCATAGGATTATCTTTGACTTTACAGACAATAACTTTTGCACCGTCTGTGATAGCCATCGAGTATTTGTCATCCATCATTCTTTTGAGCGTATTCCAATTAAGGCTTGCTCTAACATGACCAGGCATATTAGTCTTGCCAGCCTTCTTCTCTTTACTGGCGTATTCTGTAATGTTGTTGGCACGTTTAGGTGATCCTTTCTCCCAACCGGGACGAGTTTTAAATTCTGTGCGGAAGTTAGTGATATACTCTAGCACATCTTCTTTGGTTCCGTTATTCAACACCTTAGTTAGAACTTCACTTAAGAAGTCTTGAATGACCACAGGAGTATCTGAACGTTTGAGATCCAAGCCCATGGCTTTGATCTTGCCTGGTTTGCCGTCTACGTCTGCTCGCTTGCCTTCTTTGTCGTAGTACAATACAGCATATCGTTTCTTTGTAATAAACAATCCACGACTGGCAACAATCTCACGACCTGCTTTGATAACTTCGCCGCGTGTCTTTGGACAATGGAATGCATCTTGCATGAACTTAGGGAAGGTACTGTTAACTTCTTCACCAATAGTGTCATACAGTTCTACAACACTTTCTTTGGTCCAAGGTAAAGCACCTCGCTCGATCTCTTTCTTCAAAGTAGTATACGCTGAGAAATAACAGGAGTCAGTATCACCGTAGATAATAGCTTTACCTGTATGACTGTTTTCACCTGTAATAATCTCATTGACCTTACCAGCCATATGACGGGCAATGGCACGACCAGTTAAGGTAGTTGATTGTCCGATACGATTGTCAAAGAACCTGCAACCGGGATTTAAAATAGCGCCATACAAACTGTTTAAGTTAATCTTCTTAACTAACTGTCGTTTGTCCCAGTATTCTTCCTCAATCTTGTTGCCTGCTGCAATACAGTCTTTGAGCTTGGCCTGCATTTCCTTACGCTCTGCATACCAGCGTTTGAGCAAACCCGGAATGATACCTTCTTTGTCGTAGGTAAAGATAGTGCCATTAGCTGAAAGCATCCAGGGTTGGTTGCTTTCAAAAATTAAATCATAAATTTGAGCAGCACTTAATGTATCGTGGCCACCGTCTTCCCAGTCGATAGTAATTTCACGAGCTACATCGCGTTCGATTACCGCAGTATATTCTAAACTTCCAAAGATGCCTTCCCAAGCGCCTGCAAAACTGCGACCTTTTGCTATCTCAGCAGCAATAAAATCTTTAGTACCATCCTGACGCAACTGTCCAACAATAGTTTCCGGTCCCATATTTAACGCACGAATGGCCGAAGGATATAGTGAGTTAATGTCTAACGAACCAATCCATTCGTGAATGCCTTTCTTTGGAAACGCAACATAAGCACCGGCAGCCTGTGTATCAAGTCCTTCTCGGTTAACACGATTAGGCACAATCATTCCACGCTTGTGAGCTTCGTTGATAATGGCCTGTTCAGTTACAGCCACAGCACCCATAGTAGTCTGTAGTAGAACAGTACATTCATGTGCTAGTGTGTTGGCTAGATCCATGAACTTTAATTTTTTGTCTAGTTTATCTAGCAATGCACAGTCTTGTCTGTTATATTCGATGAACTTACGAAAATCGTTATTGTATAATTGATCCAACGATCCTTCGTAGACAGTTTTGTTCTCGCCAATCTCCATCTCACCGATAGCATCTAGTCGATAGGTGTGTCGTTCTTCATAGGTGTATTTGCGGTACAGTTCAAGACTGTCTAGGTGTACACGACCAATAAGGTCATATGTTATAGCAGCCTTGCCATACTTTTCGTATTCACGCTTCTTGGGAAATTGATTCCACAGACAGAATCTGCGTGTATCTTCTTTGCTGAGAACTTTTGTTACTCGATTAACAGTATACGGAATATCAAAGCCTTCACTGTTCCAACCACTTAAGATATCTGCTTCTTGGATAATGTCTAAGAACATGTCTAACATATCTGCTTCGTTATCAAACAAATAAGTATTGGGAAATTCTTCAACTTGTTTCTTAGCCTCTTCCATAGATAGAGTCTTAGGAGGAATAGCCAAACAGATCATAGTATCCATCCATTGTAGATGAACTGCAATCGCAGTAATTGGCATGAACGCATCTTCTGGTGATGCATAGCCACGCTCTGGATCAAAGTCTACCTCAATGTCGAACCATGCTACATTGAGCTTGGGTGCATCTACATTAAGATAGTTGTCTTCTAGACAACGATAAATTGGATTGATATCGCTTTCAAATAGTTTTTTGTTTGAATGAATTGCAAGTTCTTTGCGATGTTCTTTGACATTTTTGGAACTTACTCGTGAAAGAGGTTGTCCAAAAATACTAGTGAATTTTCCTTTAGGATCTGGAAAATAAAAAATATGTCTAGCAGGGTAATCTTTAAAATGCCTTTTGCCTTCGGCATCTCGTTCAACGACGTTGATTACATCCTGCTCTCTATTATAGAAAGCGTCTACATAACTCAAATTGTTCTCCTATGCAATTTACGGCTTGCAAATACCAATTAGATCAGTTGTGGCTGATCAAACCTTCTTCTTAATTACTTATCATTCTCACGTAGGCAATAACGTCAATGGTGGAAATTAAAAGATAATTGGCTATCATGCCTGTTGATCCTCGAGTCCAAGCTGCCCACGCAAAAATAACACATTGCACAATAAACAATGGATATAGATATATAAATGGAGGAGTAGGTAAAGTGTACCCCATCCATATTGTACATCCAATGCTCATGAACCAAGCAATAAATTCTAAACAGAATCGTAATGGAAATTCTTTATAATCCTGCTTAATCCAACTGACGGTATTTTGAATCATTCAGGCAATCGCTTAGTAACACCGAGGATCATTTCGATATCATTCCATTCTTGTTCGTGATCTTTCCAATTATCTTTGTGTGCAATTTTAATTGCTTTATTGATAATGCTAGGCTTAATTTGTAATTCTTCAGCAACAGCTTTAACAGTTTCTTTTAGGCCTTCTTGGAGATCTTCTACTTCACGCAATACATTAGACCCCTCATTGATAAGTCTTTCTAATTTTGCTTTTTCTTCTGGTCCGTACATTCTTGTTGACATATAATTCTCCTATAGAACTATTATATAGCCAACAAAAAAGCCGGTCAACTAAATTGCCGGCTTTTGAGTGTAATTGGTTAAATTACTTTTGGTCTTCGCTTAGTACATCGTACATTTCAAATACTCCGCCCATACGCTCGTATACCATACCTGCGTATACATCTGCCTTTAGGCCTTCACCAATTTTTTGTTTGGCAACACGTTGTGCCCAAGCAAACAATTCTTGATCAACAGCATCAATTTGTTGTTGTCCACCGCTTTCCTGAACCAATTGAATCATTTCTTTAAATGACAAAATGTTTTCTACACTTTCTTTAACTGGACGCTTCTTGCCTTTTGGCATCATCTTGCTTTCGTCGGTTTTCTTTTTGTCAGCTTCAGCTGCCTTGCCACTATAGTTTTTGCCGGCAGTGTGTTTTAGACCAGTTTTGGTTTTTTCAATCGTGCCACCTGTTGAAGATGCTTTCTTGTCGCCTGTTTTCATTTCAGCAGCTTCTTCAACTGATTCTTTCTTGCCAAAGTATTTGGCCTGTTTGTCGCTCATGCCCTTTTTGCCAGCAGGCTTATCACCACCTTTGTCAGCCGCTGCTTTCTTCATTGGCTCTTTCTTGTCGCCGTCTTTGTCCATGTCTAGGAAATCCGGCTTAGCACCTTCGTCCATGATCTTGGCCATTTTCTTTTTCTTTTCTTCTTTTTTCTTCTTGGCTTCGGCTTCGCTTTCTTCTTTAGCGGCTTCGACCATCTTCATAAACTTGCTCTTAAATACTGGTTCAATGCTTTCCTTCTTGGCTTTCTTAGCTTTTGGTTCGTCATCACCGTCGTCATCTTTAGGTGCCTTGTCGCCACCGTAGTTCTTGCCTGCTGTGTGTTTAATACCAGTGGCAGTCTTTTCGATAGTGCCACCTGTAGAAGAAGCTTTCTTGTCGCCGACCTTCATTTCTTCTTTGACATCTTCTTCGGCTTTTTTCTTGGCTTCTACAACGTATGTAGAACGACCACTTAGTACACGCAATTGTGCATCTTCGTTTAGCTGAACAGCTTTATCTAATTTAGGAGCAGCAGGAGTCTGTGGAGGTGCTTCCATGCTGTCTAGTTTGCTGATGATTGATTTAAAATCCATTTTTATCTTCCTTGATATTTTATTTCTAGCCACTGCTCGCACAGATTGCTTTTAATTTCGTACTGCATTGATTCTTCAAATTCTCTAGGACCTTGCTCGATAGCACCTTGTTTCTGAGATTCGTAATCCATTTTCTCATGAACAGAATTTAAATGATCGTTGGCCACAGAGATATAACTGCTGATCCAACCATCTAAATTATCGCCTTCTTTAATCATACGATAAACAGCCATAGCATTCTTAGCTATTTGAGC